TTTACTTCTTGTTATCGCCGGCATTCCAATAGGATTATTTGCGTGCATCCATGCCACTGGCTCTGCTTCCAGTGATGCAAGTGCGATTTCCAGTGCGATTAACATATTGTGATCGTCTTCATCAAGACCGAACGGGATGTCTTCGCGCCACGATTTAAACTCTGTGATTTTACGTTGTAACCATTCTTTGGTAATGGTGGACATAGTTACTCCTGTTTTCACTTCGGAAAAAACGCCTGAATATTCTTCTTCACCTGCTGCATATGGGGGGCGCAGTCTGCTGCTGGTTGCGCCGGTTTTTCAGGCTGTACTGGTAGCGGTGGCATCCTTATTTCGTCTTCTGACCATTCTGCCAGCGAATACGCCAACGCGGGGATGCGTTTTATAAGAGCCAGTCCGGCCAGAAAAGCCGCGCGTTGTGCGCGGCTGCGTTCGGAGGCTGGCAGGCTGTCGAGGTAACTGCACGCCTCCCGTTCGCTCTTGACGACGGCGGGCTTCAGATAGAAACTTATCCGTCTGGTTGGTGTCGTCATTGATTTACTCCTTATCCATTGCGTACAGCCCATTAACCAGAGCAAACTGTGGCACCCCGTCCGCGATGAAAGTCGCATTAACTCCGCAGGCTTCGCGGATAGCGGGTGCCACAATCTCCGCTCCTCCACCTACAACCATCACCCGCCCGTAACCCGAAAAACCCGCCAGCGCGCGGATCACGCGTTGTTTCAGTGTTTCCTCCTTTTCACGAATAACTGCCATCAGGCTGGCGTAATGTGCGTTATTGTGGATGTGCTGGCGCAGCCAGGCTTCATCGTGGCGATGTTCGATAATGGTATTAGCGATGTGGTGACTGGTACGCATACCGTTGGTGGCCATCACCGACAGCACGGCACCGGCCATCAGAGAAACGCCTACGTGTGGATCGCAAAACACCTGGCTGATACCTGCCAGTTGCCCCTGAACCTTTGCCACATCCAGCGTGGTTCCGCCCAAATCCACAATCAGCAGGGATTCAAACGGACTCATGTCAGCCAGTGCTTTAAAGCCAGCCGGAATGGATTCAGGCATAACCCGCACGTTACGGATAGTGAATGCCTCGCCGTTCTGGTACTCCACCGGGCGCATAACGTTCGCTTTTTTGCGGTTGATGTTGGCCATGTCCGGTTGTGCGTTTGTGTCGAAATACTCGCTCAGTGGCAGGGTGACAACCACATCCACCTCCTGTGGCGTGATGCCTGATTTGACCAGCGCGTGATGAATGGCAATGACATTCACATCGCTGTACTGGTATTGCGTGTCGGTCGTCTGGACAAAGCGATCGCTGACCGGATCAAAACCATAGCGCACGCCATCAAGCATGTAGTTCGCGGGCTGCGTGCCACCGAACGGCGCAGACCATTCCGACTTGAAGCTGTTCGGGCTGATGGCGTTGCGGCGTTCGCCGTTCTCAGTCCATGCCAGCTTGATGTTGGTGGAGCCGTCGTCGATACAAATTTTCATGTCGCTTTTCCTTATGTTGATTAATTAATCGTTTACAGGATTCTGAAATCCCGTTTTTGCCTGTTTTGTGCGCGCTTCATATATCGCGGCACGTTTTTTGCTCATTTACGGGATTTGTGAATCCCGTTTCTGTCTGTTTTTTGTTTCCACTGGTCAGGCTACCCCGCAGCAGGTCTGCTTTGCGGTGGGCGCGTTCAGTGGTTTCACTGATTCTCTGTGCGTGCTCTGCGTCACGGATGGCGCGCAGCATGTCAGAAAGCACGGTAACGGGGGTTTTCATGGTGTTCTGGTCCTGCTGAAGTGTGGATGCCAGACGTGCGGCGGCTTCGGGGTCTGATGCCCCCAGCTGTTCCAGATAGCTGGCGACCGGGTTATGGCGGATCTCCGTGCTGCTTACGCCGTGATTACGGCTCAGGCGCTGCCAGAGCTGCGTGATTCGGCTGTCCGGGCGGGTATCCGGTTTGCGTACAATTTCAAATCCCTGCGGTGCAATGATGCTGCCGTCAACGTACAGGCTGCCGCCCCGTAACAGGTGCTGCATCTGCTGTTCACCGATATGCAGGCCGAGAGATTCGGCAGATTCCCGCCATTCTTTAGCGAGTAATTCGTGGTTATCAGGCAAAGGCCGCTGCTGTTTGTGGCTCTGTGTCCAGCTCTGCATTTCATCACTGCTGTTTTTTGCCTGTTTGGCACGAAGCGAACGCATCAGCGCCCGGCGTTCGTGCCGTTTCAGTGAGCGCATCCATTCGTTCACTTCAACGCCGTCAGGGAGCTGCGGCCACGGTGCTGGCCGTTCTTCCGGCTGTTCTGTCCCGTTGTTGTCCGTTTCCTGTACACGGGGACAGTTATTGCCACGAGTCCAAGGGGCGGCAGGGCCGCCCTGAAGGTCAAAACCATTTTCGCGGGTGCTGTCTTCCGCTTCCGGTTTACGTCTTACCAGCTTCCAGTTATCCGGGTGCGTGCACACACGGGAGGATTCCCCGATGAGTGGTGACCAGATCCCGTAAATCTGTACGCTCTGTTCGCCGTAATCGTTCAGCTCATCTGCGAGGTTGTAGGCGGTGCGAATCAGGTAGTCTTTGCGTGGAACAAGTACGCCGCCCTGTTTCTCAATGTAGGTGGCAAAACACCCGGCATCAGCGGCAGCGAGTACCGCATCCATTGCATCATCCTTCAGCCGTTGTGGGCCTTCCGGGTTGCGTGCCATCTGGCTGGCAAGGCGGCGGAGTTCACGCCATACCTGACGGGAGGGGATGCCAAAGAACTGGAACTGGCGGACTCGGTGAAGGCGCGCCCAGCCGATGGCGCGTTCCACACTCTCGGCCATTGATTTTCCGGTTTCGTGGTCAACGCGTGGCTTGCCCGTTTTCGGGTCGATGCCATCCACGGCGCGGCTGTCCAGGTTTTTTCCGATGTAGGTCGCGATATAGCTGGTTGGTGTGCCTTTGGAGCCGTCGACATACTCCACCTTAAAGCGCGGAGTAATATCATTGCCCAGCTCGTGGCGGTCTTCCTGAATGGCAATATCGCGGGTGATGGCCACGATGCTGTCGATTTCTTCCGGATGAGCAAAGACCATCATATGCCAGTGCACGGTGCCGTCATGGTGAGGCTCCACCGTGCGGATGCCATACCAGCGCAGGCCGTCGCGGTTCAGTTTTTTGCGGACCGCCGCAAAAAACGTGTTAACCAGGTAATCGCTGGAGTCGCGCATGGTGGCCCCGTTCCATTTGGGGTTCGGATGACCGTTCTCCGTTGTTGCGTGGTATTTTGACGGGCAGGTGACAGTCAGAAACACCGCTCTGTCGCCACGGGCTTCGGCCAGAAGTTCCAGTCCCTTCATGGTGGCCATCATTTCTGCCTTACGGTGAACCGGGTTACTTACTCCCGCGTAATACACTGTCTCGAGATCAATCGTGAACCCGTCTTCATTTTCCAGCATGAAACTTTTCAGGAAATCGCGTGTTTTCTCGCGCTGTGCGCGAAACTCGCTTAACGCGTCCTGGCTCAGATAGGGTGATGTTTTTCTGGAAACCAGACAGGCGGCGCGGAGTTGTTCTTCTCTCCACTCGCAACGTAACAGCCACAGTTTGCGTTTCCACCATTCCGCACAGGTCAGGCGAAGGATTGCGCCCGGCAGCAGCTCCGTGTCCGGTTCGTTCCTCCGGTCTTTATCTGTTGTCAGTGCGTCATAATGTGGAGGCATGATGTGCAGGTGTAACGCCATGCGGGCCAGCATCTGATACGCCTTCAGCGTTACATCCATGGTCAGTTCGCCATCGGTCGCGCCAAAGCCATCGCAGAGTTTTTCGAAGGTGCTGCTGAACATCGCCGCCGTCATGGTGGCCAGCGTCTGTATCTGGTGTTTGTTGAGCTGCGGCAGGTAAAGCAAATCGTCCAGGCGTTCGCGTCCGGCAAGGGAGCGATAACCCGGTGTCAGCCAGCGGTGGTCGGTGCGGTCCAGGCGTTCGAATATTTTGCGCAGGGTTCCGCGCGCGTAGCGTTCAGCCTGCCAGCTCTTTTTGCCTTTCCGGCGATCAGCTTCCTGTTTTTTGCGCAGGAAGGAGAGGTGGCGAATAAGCGGATCGCGCAGATAGGACGGCAGCAGGCGCAGCGAGGCCATGGCTTCATCCACCGCGCCGCGTGCCTGCTTTCTGGCGTCTCCTGCCAGTGTGATGGTTTTGTCCTGTTTTTCCTGTGCGTCCAGGCTTTTATTAATCAGGTTGCCCAGCGGTGTGGCGGAGAACGCCGCATCAGCCATTTCCTGGCGGCGTTCGTTCTCTGCCCGGTAGGCATCCAGCCAGGAGGAAAGTGCGGATTCAGGTGCGGGGATCTCCGTTCCTTCACGTCCTACTGCGTGGCGCGGTTGTTGCCAGTCCCTGATGTACTCTGTCGTCATACTGATTTACTTCGTCATGCCATTCAGAGTGTCACGGCAAACGGCAGCCAGCCGCTGAATCTCCAGCACAGTGTCTTCTGTGTCGGCATGGTGGTGTGTGATGCGGATGCTGTCGGCAATCACATCGACGATCGCAGAGGATGGGCGCTGGTAAATGCCAATAACGGACGGGGTGCCGCCTTCAATGCGGTAAAGCCTGTAATTCCCCTCGTGGCTGTCAATCATGTAGCGACCATCAATAACAATTTTTCCGTCAGCGAGCTGCGGTGCGGGCAGGGATTTCAGGTACATGTCATAACGGTCACGCACGCGAACGGCAAGATCACGCTCTGTGTTGAGCAGGTATTCAAGAAAGTCGTTGGCGAGAATCATTGCGGCAATCCTCTTTACTACAGATGTGCGAAGGCCTCCCGCCGCAAGGTGCAGGAAAGGCCCGGAACAGGGATTAATGGAGTTTGTTTTGCTGCTGGATGAGATCCTGAAGAGACAGGAGGTCTTCCGCCAGATAGCTGAATACAGCGGCGCAGTAGTCGGCTGAAATAGTGCTGTTGAGTCTGTGCAATGTGTTGGATTGCATGATAAAGGCGATGTGTGCAGCGCGGGTGAGTCTGCGATCGATTTCAGTCTGGATGTGACGACGCTCCGCGATAGCGCGGTGCTGTTTGCGGTTTGCCATGGTGTGGCCTCTTTGTTGGTAAGTTTTAAATACTCGCCATCCAGAGCTGCGAAACTGTGGGTGGCGAGACGTACGAGGTTCGCAGTACCGGTCAACAAAGAAAACCCGGCCCGACCGAAGTCGGCCCCGTACGCCCCACCATAATTCTGATGCGAAAAAATGTGCGGCAATGCGGTACGCACAAAAAAACCGCTGGCGCGGTTGTGCGCTTTGTTGATCAGCAGGCTGCGAAACCCGGCACCCGTTTTATGAGGTGCAGCGGAAATGTAACCTGACTGATTGCGGCATGGCAAGCGGTTTTTTTGTGAGAACGGCATGCTAAAAAAATCCTGATACTGCTCCGGCCAGCGATTTTCACTGGCCGGGTTTAATTACTTCACCGGAACAAACGGAACAGCGGTATTGCTGGTCATGTATTGCGGTAGCGTGCCGTTCCATTTGTTGATTGCTTCCAGCTCCATAACGCCGGGATTCTGGCGCAGAGCTTCACCGCGTAAACGAATGGCGTCGGCTTCAGCCTGGGCTTTTGTGCGAATGGCATCAGCCTGTCCGGCAGCTTCTGCGCGCAGCATGTTGGCTTCTGCTTCGCGTTGCTTGACTTCCTGTTCGCGTTGCAGGGTTTTCTGGTTTGCCGTGACTTTGGCGTTAATGCTGTCGATAACGGTTGGCGGATATTCCGGTTTACCGACATAAGAGAGGCTCATGACCTGAATGCCGATGGGGGTCATCTCTTCCTGAATATCTTTAAGTGCTGAATCCAGCAGTTCAGACTTACCACCGTCGATAAACTTATCGGTGGTCATTTTGCTGGCCAGTCGGTTGAGTGCATCGGCGATCTTCTGGCGCAGGTCAGTGTCGGTAATGTCATCCACGCCTTTGCGGTAGGTCTGAAACACTGTGGTAACTTTGGATGGATCAACCTTGTAGGCCACACCGATGTGATAGCCGATGGTTGTGCCGTCACTCATCTGAAAGCTGAACGGCTCATCGTAGGTCTTCATTTGTTTGAAGGTCGGGAAGATGTAAACCTCTGTATTCCAGCCTGTCCAGTAGCGGCCAACGCCAACTACTTCGCCGACGCCTTTGTCGTCGCCCAGTTTGTTGACTTTGATGCCCACATTACCTGGCTCAACGCGATCGCAACCAACCAGCAGGATGGCGGCAAAAAGCGGGAGAATCTGAAAGAGTTTGAATTTCTTCATTGTTTGATTTCCTTGATGTACTTACTGAAAAGGCGAACAACGCCTGCCGGGTACAGCATGGCAATGAAAATGCCCAGCAATACCAGGAAGGAGCTGTCTGATGAAATCATTCGGGGGAGTAGTCCTGCATACAGAATGAGAGAAAAGAGGGCGCATACCAGCGCCCACATGTATGCGCGAAACCAGGTCCTTTCGTTCATGTCGGTTGCTCTCTTTTGTTATTCAGGAAAAAGTCAAAAACGTTATCGATGCGCATCATGAGTTCGCGCTGCATCGCTTCTGGTGTTTCTGGTTCGCCAGGTGATCCAAACCCAGCGAAGAAATCACCGATCTCGCTTTGAATGAGTTCCTTTAGTGTTGGCGGGGAGCTCAGGCGTGTGCGGCGATGTCTGCGTGTAATTCTCCTTCTGTTCATCCGTGTGACTCCTGTACCTGTCGGACAGGGCTCACACGGAATGGCAGTGATTTTTGGGTAGACATTCTTTGTACGGCAGTCGTCAGTTCGCGTGGTTCCTGGTGGTTGATGGTGCTCATGCTCTGGCTTCCTTCAGTAGCTGGTTAAACATGTGGGTTAGTGGGTTGCCACACCCGAACGGCATCGGGTTTACGTGGTAAGAAGCCCGGCCTCCTGTTTTGCGAGCGTGACCACCTGTGCTGCGGTTTGTTCTGATGACTAAGCCGCTGCGCCAAAGTCGGCGTAACTCAGCATTAATGGCTGTGGTTGGAGTATTCAGTGCTGCGGCGATTTCTCCGCCGCTACAACCCGGATGAGTAGCGATATAGTCCAGAATGGTCATCTGCGTGACTCTTGTACCTGTCGGATAAGGTTCACCCGCACCACATTAGTGGCGCAGAAGTAAGTGCCGTCAGTGAGGTAGATGTGGTGTGCATCCTTTTCCGAACGATGTTTGTCGATAGTTGTAATCAGGCGTTCGTCGACCTCGTATTCGCGCCCTCTGGAGGTAAAGCGAACGACGGGAAAATGCTTAATTGCCATTGCGCCCCCTTTGTCCAATAACCCTATGCGTTAAATACGGTGTGCTGTGCGTCATCAATGAATGCAACTTGAGAGCGCTCTATCAGGCGGAGATTTGTCAGAATTTCTGATTCTCTTATGGGGTGAGGAGTGATCAGGTATTTGTCCTGTAATCCGGCGATAATGGTGTATCGCTGTAGCTCCGAGCCAATTGTGTAAATAAGACGTCCGGTGTTAGATAAATCCAGTCCGGTGACTGGTTGAGTTTTGAAAAGCGTAAGTTCCGCACCCTGTTCTTCGATGATTTTGGCGGCTTCTGCCGTGACTTTTGTGACTATCATTGCGTGGGTAGCGATGTCTATATGATCATTTGCTACGGCTTTTTTCGCTACTTCGCTTTCCATCTTTGAAATTTCTTTCAGTGCACTGATGATACCTTCTTCTTTTGCGTGCATTTTTATATCTCCGTTATTTGCGTGTGCGAATACCTCCGTTAATACGGATGGTTTTCACGTTTTCTTATTTAATTTGATGTTTTATTTGTATCGTTATTCATCAGAGAAAAAACGTTCAATCTTTTTTACTGAATGAATAATTCGCATAATCCCAATGGCGCAGACCACCGAAATAATCAGAACAAGCCATGAGATAAATATACTCATGCGATATCCCCCAGCTTATACGGTTCAATGCGTTCTCCGCATTCTGCGGCGCAGACGAGTTCGGAAAGCTCGTTAATCGCATCCAAATCGTCAGCGTAAAAAGCTACGTCATAAAGACTTCTGATAGCCCTCGCTAATGAATCATGGGCTGCGTGTTCAGCGTGGGGGCCTGACGTGTTTAAGCGAAAATGAAAGCGCTCAAGTGCTTTATTGACGAGAGTTTTGTATTCCTGGTCCATTGCAACGTCCTTTAATCTGCCTTCTGGATTTCTGCTTTTGAATCCATGCAGATAATTTCGATGTATGGTTCATCGCTATTAATCTGACGTGCCTTTTCAGCTTCGCTAATGATTTCTCGTACGGTCTGGTACGGAAGCTCCACAGTCAGGCGCGTACCGTTCAGATAAACGTAAGTAGCTGCGTTTTTTTCGGATGGAACAACTCCGTCAATGGCTGATGCGCGTAATAACAGTTCACCGCGAAAATCAATAAAACGGATAAATACACCTTGTGCATACTCTTTGGTCATAAATCACCTGTTATAAATCAACCTGTTTAATAAAACTTTGTCCGCGAAGCAGACGATCAACCGTGCGAAGTGCTTCGTATAATGTGAAATCCTGCCCGAACTGATTGTCGCCGCAGCTCAATGCAAAAATGCGGTTTCCGGTAAGCGGATTGCGTGGGCATTTGTGGACCACGATTCCAGCTTTCTCAATCAGCTAGGCATGCTCGCCGATTTGTTTTACTGGGTAGCCATCCGGCGTTGCGTGTGTATCACTCAGGCTGTAGCGAGAGCTGCTGCGTGATGCACTGGTAGCGAAACGGTTAGCGTGGCGTTCCGCCCCGTTGCGGAAGCGTTGCTGTGAAGAATTACGTCGTTGCTTCATACAAAAATATCCTGCTGCTGTTGCGAATTTGTGCCGGGTTTTAGCCATGCCCGGCGCATGGTTTTGTGGTATTTTTCCACCGCCCGCAGTCTTGAAGGGGCTGTAAAGGGCGCGTGTTCAACCAACCACAAAGGAATAAAATATGTCCTATGATAAAAAGGTTATTGATGCGCTAAATGCGGCAATTTATGTATTAGAGAAAGCGCCGGTTAATCCTCCGAATAAAGGAGAGCCATCAAATACCATTCGTAAGCTTATGCACGAAGTGCGTAAGCTCACGTTGGAAAAATATCCTCAGGCAAGTACATGGACTTTCCCTGAGTGATTATTTAACTCCCGTGCCGGAGATTTTCTCTGGCACATTTCCGACCTCAATAACCATGTTGTCACTGCTTAAAATTTGTCGATAAAGCTCAAAGACTTCTTTGGCGGGAAAACGGAGCGCAACGCCGTATATTGGTTCTAAAATCATTCCAATCGTCTCTTTGACGTCATCTCGACAAAAATGACCGTATTCATCGTCGGGACGTAGGGTGACATTTTTCAAATCTTCGCCATTCTGAAGCTTTGATTTAAATGCCATCAGGTCAGCGAACGTTCTGTGTAATTCGTGGTAGTCAATGCTGATTTCAACCTGTGGTTTGCCCGGAAAAACCAGCAAAAGCTTCTGGTGTGGTTTTTCGTTTTTCAGGGTTTCCAGTCGTTCCAGTAGCGCTTTAGCTGTGCTATCAGTATTCATGTTTATAGTCCTGCCTGCAGTGCACTGATGCTATTGCGTTTTAGAACTCGATGCTCTTTACCGGTTGTGCGGCGATAAGTCTTCTTGTCACGCATCAGACGATCAATGTAGTGTTTTTCTTCTGGAGTGATGAGAGCGCGGCAATGAGCAACAGCTTTCCAGTATTCTTGCAACATGATGAAGCGTTTAGGGCGCTTTGACCCGGGCATGCCTTCTCTATGAACTGGCACCTGCGCACGATCCATCAGGTTGCGCACCGATTTGAGGGTGCGACCAGTTAGATAAGCAAACTCTTCCGGAGTGGCGAAGATTTGTTTTTGTAGCTCTTCTAGGCTGATGTCTCTGATACGCGCAGCTTGTGTTTCTGTCATTTTGCAGGTACGCAGAGCTCGTCCGTTGTCTAGCGGGAACTGACGTAAAAAATGAGTTTCCATATTTAATTCGTTTTCTCGCATTTCTTTCATTTGATAAACTCCACTGCTTGAGGCTTGTTGAGGCATGTTTAGCTAAGCAAGCCCTTGGTGTTATGAGCGGTCAACGCCGCTTGCGAGTGTCAATTGATGCATACAATGAGAGATCTGACATATTATGTCAATACCACAACATGAAAAACTACAGTTAATCCGAGATTCAGAACGCCTTAAATCTAAGCAAGTTGCTGATTTGATTGGTGTAAATTATGGTACGTACAACGGTTATGAGCTAGGCAAGGCGAAAATGTCATTGGAGGCTGCGATCAAACTCTTTGGTCATCCCCGTTTCCATAAGTATCAAGATTGGTTCATGTATGACCGTATAGACCCTAGCCGAGGTCAGATCGCCCCGGCTCTTGCACACACTGGGCCAGAGACAACACAATCTGGCCCCTCCGGGAAACAGATTGGTTAACGCTTTATAAACATTACATTTTCACCATTTGTTTTCAGGATGGTGAACAGACTGTTGGAGGGACTTCTTGTGTCTGTTAAGAAGCTCGAAGATGGTCGCTATGAAGTGGATGTAAGGCCGCGCGGGCGCGACGGAAAGCGTATCCGGCGGAAGTTTGAGAGAAAAGCGGAGGCGCATGCTTTTGAACGAAGCATCATTGCAAAGTATCAGAACCATGACTACCTGAGTCGTCCTGCAGACAAGCGGCGACTGAGTGAGTTTATCGCTTTGTGGTGGCAGCTCATTGGACGTAATAAGAACTACGCTAATCGTAGGCTTAGTGCGTTAAGCTGTATTTGCCAGGATATGGGGGATCCCATGATTTATCAGATTGATGGTCGATGCCTTATCGAATACCGGGCATATAGATTGGGGCAAGGTATAAAGGCTTCAACGATTAACCATGATCTTTTTGCTCTGAGCGGTATGTTTAAGGCGATGGCTGAGATCGATGAGTTTCATGGGGATAATCCTGTAGAGGCAATATCTGCTTTAAAAGAGCCAAAAACTGAGATGTCTTACTTTACCGAGTCTGAGGTTAAGCGGTTATTATCCTTATGCACTGGTGATTATTTCCGGATTGCTGTTCTCTTGCTTGCAACTGGTGCGAGGTGGGGTGAGGCTTATCAGCTCAAAGCGGAAAATATTGTGGGTAATAGGGTGATATTTACGCTTACAAAAAATGGCGACCGGCGAGTTGTTCCCATTTCAGAGGAGGTTGTAAATATTGTAAGGCATCGAGAATCTGGTCGACTTTTTCGTGTGAGTTACAAAACTTTTCGTTTAAAAATGAAAGAGGCAAAACCTAATTTACCTGATGGTCAGGCAGCTCATGCATTGCGTCATACGTTTGCTACTCATTTTATGATGAAGGGCGGGAATATAATTGCGTTACAAAGAATTCTTGGTCACGCAGATATTTCACAAACAATGACATATGCTCATTTTGCACCTGATTATTTATTGGATGCAGTGAATTATAATCCTCTTGTAGGAATGTCCACATTGTGTCCACACTTTGGAGGCAAAGTGGGGATTTTAGAGGGTAGTTAAGTCTGTAAAATGTTGAATTGGCGCAGTATGTTACGGTACTGCGCCTATTGAGATCCTCCCAGCAAGGGGAAGGTCAAGAAATTAATAAACCAGGCGAGTAAAAGTCCGTAAAGATTAAAAAATTGGCTCAATTTGCATCAGGATTAGACATTTATCTCTTTGTTTTCCTGAAGTTAAGTTGCGGGTGCTAAGTTAAATCAAGATGCCTGAAAATCGGCACCGGGGTGAGGAATTACCTCCCGCATCTATAAAAAGGAGTTAACAAAAGATGTTAGATGCAAACAAATTACAGCAGGCAGTGGATCAGGCTTACACCCAATTTCACTCACTTAACGGCGGACAAAATGCCGACTACATTCCCTTTCTGGCGAATGTACCTAGTCAACTGGCAGCAGTGGCTATTGTGACCTGCGATGGCAACATCTATCGCGCGGGTGATAGTGATTACCGCTTTGCGCTGGAATCCATCTCGAAAGTCTGTACGTTAGCCCTTGCGTTAGAGGATGTCGGCCCGCAGGCGGTACAGGACAAAATTGGCGCTGACCCGACCGGATTGCCCTTTAACTCAGTTATCGCCTTAGAGTTGCATGGCGGCAAACCGCTTTCGCCACTGGTAAATGCTGGCGCCATTGCCACCACCAGCCTGATTAACGCTGAAAATGTTGAACAACGCTGGCAGCGAATTTTACATATCCAACAGCAACTGGCTGGTGAGCAGGTAGCGCTCTCTGACGAAGTCAACCAGTCGGAACAAACAACCAACTTCCATAACCGGGCCATTGCCTGGCTGCTGTACTCCGCCGAATATCTCTATTGTGATGCAATGGAAGCCTGTGACGTGTACACCCGTCAGTGCTCCACGCTCCTCAATACTGTTGAACTGGCAACACTTGGCGCGACGCTGGCGGCGGGGGGTGTGAATCCGCTGACGCATGAACGCGTTCTTCAGGCCGACAACGTGCCGTACATTCTGGCCGAAATGATGATGGAAGGGCTGTATGGTCGCTCCGGTGACTGGGCGTATCGCGTTGGTTTACCGGGCAAAAGCGGTGTAGGTGGCGGTATTCTGGCGGTCGTCCCTGGCGTGATGGGAATTGCCGCGTTCTCACCACCGCTGGACGAAGAAGGCAACAGTGTTCGCGGTCAAAAAATGGTGGCATCGGTCGCTAAGCAACTCGGCTATAACGTGTTTAAGGGCTGA